ATAACGAGTTTTTGTATACATGTTCTATCATATTTCCGTTTAAAGTTAGAATAAGTGCGAATACAGTTTCTATCATAATATTTTACCTTTATTAGGTCCCTCTTTTACCATATACTTTTGTGTGCCATTAGCACCAATCTCTACTTCTTTTTTAAGATGCTTAACATAACTCATTTGTTTAGCTCTTTTTTCCACATCAGAGATATAATTTAAAATTTTTCTAGTGTTTCTGTTCATATTTTTTTTTGTAGTTATCCAAAGTTATTATATCAGGGTTTTCTTTCATATACTGTTCCTTTAAAACTGTCCAGTAACTTATTTTGGGATCGAAATCTCTCTCACCAAAAGAAGATGGAGACATGACTCCTAGCTTCATACATGCGTTAATTAATTCAGCAAACTCTGTAGGAGGTGGGCTGATTCGTGGCACTCTCTTACACTCTTTTACTAGTTCTAATTGTATTTTTAATTTTTGTTTTTTTCTTTGGTCTTTCACAAACTCTTCATCACATACATCACCAATAGATTTTCTAAATCTCCAACCTAACGTTTGATTTTGTGACTCAGCACTAGATCCCGTTTTATATTCATATTGTCTAACTTCTGTATAAGCCTCCCAGCTACCTTGGTCGCATGTATTTGTGCCATCATTTAAATACTCATTACGTGCTTCCGCATTTACCATAGCGATTATTCCTACTAAAATACTAGCGGTTAAGATCCTTAATATCATATGCATGTTCCCTTACTTGATCAGCTAATTGTCTATACAAGTTTTCAGCCATCTCCCATGTTGCTTCAGCTGCTGAAAGTCTTGTGGCTGTATCTGTTAATTTTTCTTTTGCTACTTCTAAATCTCTTTGTAAATTTATTAAAACTTGTTTGTTTGCTTCTATGGTATCTGTAAGATTTATAACATACCTAACAGATGTAAATGTTCCAGCTAATATTGCTGCCACTACAGGCACAATAACTATATTCTTTTTAACCCATTCAAATTTAGATAATTTAATTTTTTTCTTCATACTAATTACTTTTCTTCGCAAGATATTCTCTAAAACTTTGATTTGCTTTTATTGTGTCTTTAAAAAGCTTTTTTGGTGCAACTTTTCCTTTATAAATTTTTTTCATACCTTCAGTAATCTCTGTTCCCATTTTACCGATCAATCGTTTTCTATTTTTAACAGATTTAGGTATATTTTTTGCAACTTTAGAAATTATTATTCTTGAAATTGGATTTATAATAAAACCACCCGCTAGTCTTTTTTTTATTTTAATTCTCCCATTTTTCATTAATGACTTCCGTTTCTAATTAACTTCTCTACATCTTCAGTTAACTTCTCAGTTCTTTTTTTTAAAAATTCTATATTAACAGCATTGTTTCTCATACTCTTAATTTCTGCCT